CAAGGCTACTGGTCTGCCGCGCCCTCCGCTGGCCTCGCGTCCTACGCCTGGTATCAGTACTTCGACGATGGCTACCAGGACAGCTACCGCAAGGCCAACGAGCTCCGCGCGCGCGCCGTCCGTAGATTGCCCATTCAGTAATTCAGTCATTCAGTAATTGAATGGGCCTCCACACTGCTCTCCCCATCTACAAGGTCACTTATGATCTGGCGCTTCTCGCCGCTACGCTCACCCGCAACATGCCGCGGGACCTCAAGGCGCTCTACGGCCGCATGCTCGCCGCTGAGTGTGCCGAGCTCGTGCTGCTCGTCTATCGCGCCAACTGCGCGCGCGACAAGGTCCCGCACCTGGACGCGCTGCTCGAACACCTGCAGGTGGCAGAGCTGCTCTTCCGGCTCGCCCACGATCTCCACGCCATCAGCCAGAAGCACTACGCGGCCGCGATCGCCCTCACCGGCAACATCGGCAGGCAGGCCAATGGCTGGCGCAAGTCACCCGCATCGTCGCCCGCCGCATGACGGTCACGGCCGCCCTGCCTGTGCGATCAATCTGGTCGTGCCGCTCGCTCACAAGGCGACCGCCATGCGCGCCAGGGAAACCGGCGACCGCGTGATCGCTAGGTCCCGCGCAGTTTCCCCGCTGATCGGCCGAGGCCTTCGGCGGGGCGACGTGGATAGCACGATGGAGCGCCCTACGCTGGCAACGCGTCCTACGCCTGGTATCAGAACTTCGACAATGGCAACCAGAACAACAACCACAAGGACAACAAGCTCCGCGCGCGCGCCGTCCGCAGATCGAAGCGATGCGGCTTTTTCTTTCGAGGACCTGGTCGCCGCCTACTTCGACTGCCGGCGCACCAAGCGCAACAGCGCATCCGCCCTCGATTTCGAGCAGGACCTCGAGCGCAACCTCGGCGCGCTCCACGACGAGCTTGCCGCCGGCACCTACCGGCCCGGCCGGTCGATCTGCTTCATCATCACCCGCCCCAAGCCGCGCGAAGTCTGGGCGGCCGACTTCCGGGACCGCGTCGTCCACCACCTGCTCTACAACCGGATGGCGCCGCGCTTCGAGGCCTCCTTCATCGCCGACAGCTGCGCCTGCATCGAAGGCCGCGGCACGCTCTATGCCGCCCGCCGCATCGAGGCGAAGGTCCGCTCGATTACGCAGAACTGGTCGCGCCCCGCCTGGTATCTCAAGTGCGACATCGCCAGCTTCTTCGTCTCGATCGACAAGCGGATCCTTCGCGATAGCCTCGCCGCCCGAATCGACGATCCCTGGTGGCAGTGGCTCGCCGACGTCGTGCTGTTCCACGATCCCCGCGGCAACGTCGAGATCCAGAGCGGAGCCGCCGAGCTCGCCCGCGTGCCCCCGCACAAGAGCCTGTTCGCTCAGCCCGCTCACCTGGGCCTGCCGATCGGCAACCTGTCGAGCCAGTTCTTCGCCAACGTCTACCTCGACGCCCTCGACCAGTACGTCAAGCACCGGCTGCGCGCGCTCCACTACATCCGCTACGTCGATGATTTCATCCTGCTCCACGAATCGCCGCGGCAGCTGAACGCCTGGCGCGCCGAGATCGAGGCCTTCCTCGAACGCGAGCTGCGGATCCGCATCAACCCGACCAAGACTATTCTGCAGCCAGTCGCCCGAGGGATCGATTTTGTCGGCCACGTCATCAAGCCCTGGCGCCGCACCATCCGCCGCCGCACCGTTCACGAAGCGTTGAGCCGCGTCCGGACCCGCGACGCCGGCGACCTCTTCCACTCCGCCAACAGCTACTTCGGCCTGCTCCGCCAGGCCACCCACGGCCACGCCGACCGCGCCCGCCTCGCCAACCTCGTCCGCCGGTGCGGGCTGGCGGTCAACCATCAGCTCACGAAGGCGTATCGCTGATGCCCATCCGCCCCGAACGGGTCGCTCTCTACCCGCCCGACTGATATGACCACCAAAATCGAATGGACGGACGAAACCTGGAACCCGGTGACCGGCTGCACCAAGGTCTCGCAGGGCTGCCATTTCTGCTACGCGGAGCGGCTGTGGCCGAAGGTCGAGGGCGCCCGCGTCAAGCGCGAAGGCGGCGCGCCGCGCGCCTTCACCGACGTCCGCTGCCATCCCGAACGCCTCGATGCCCCTCTCCACTGGCGCACTCCGCGCCGCATCTTCGTCAACAGCATGAGCGACCTGTTCCATGAGGAAGTGCCAAGCGCATTTATCGGTAAGGTTTTCGGTGTGATGGCTGTCGCGCGGCAACACGTATTTCAAGTACTGACGAAACGACCGCAGCGCATGTTGGACCTGCTCGCCGATGGCGTCGTAGGTCCGTTGAAAGGCGAAGCCGACCAGACCGCGTTTGAAATACGGCGTGAGCGATCTACGACTGCGGAAGAGGCTAGCCGGTGGCCGGGCCTCAAGTGGCCGCTCCCCAATGTATGGCTCGGCGTCAGCGTCGAGGATCAGGCGACCGCCGATGAACGCGTCCCGCTTCTGCTCCGGATCCCCGCCGCGATTCGATTCGTCAGCTACGAGCCCGCACTCGGACCGATCAATTTAGGTTGGTATCTCCTCCGCTTTGACCCTATGCAGGGTGACAAAACACCAAACCTGCGCTGGCTCATCGCTGGCGGTGAGTCCGGGCCAAACGCCCGCCCCTCGCACCCGGACTGGTTCCGCTCCGCGCGCGAACAATGCGCCACCGCCGGCCTCGCGTTCTTTTTCAAGCAGTGGGGCGAGTGGGCACCGGATTGCCGATGCGGACGCGACTATCCCTGCAAGACCATTGATCGTCCACCACCGGGAAAAGGCGTCATGTTTCGTTGCGGCAAACGCCGCGCCGGCCGCCTCCTCGACGACTGCGAGCACAACGAGTATCCGGCGTGAGCGCAGATCCGCTCCACCGCGCGATCGCCGGCTACGGCAACAACATCCGCGAGTTCAGCGTGTTCGAGAAAGTGAAAGCATGAAAGCCCTTTCCCTCTGGCAGCCCTGGGCCTCGCTGTGGGCCTGCGGCCGAAAGACCTATGAAACCCGGTCCTGGTCGACCGACTACACCGGGGCGATCGCCATCCACGCGGCGAAGCGCATCGAAACAAATATCTCGGACGCGCTGCGCGAGATCTGCGAGGACGAGTTCGGCGGGCATTGGACCGTAGAGCTCCCTGCCGGCGCGCTGATCGCCGTCTGCGATCGCGTGGTCTGCAAGCCGACCGATCGCCTGCACGTCGACGAGGAGGAATTCGCGCAGGGCAACTTCACGCCCGGGCGCTTCGCCTGGGACCCGTTCAACATGCGCGAGCTGCCGGCGCCGATCGCCTGGCGCGGTATGCAAGGCCTGTTCGATATCCCCGACAACCTGATCGTCGGCGCGCCGCCACCAGCACCAGCGCGGCAAGGCAGCCTGCTATGACCCACACGCCCATCCTCCTCGACGAGGACCTCGTCCGCGCCGCTCAGATCCTTGAGGAGACGGCCCACGCGATCAAACTGTCGAACGCCGTTGGCAAAACCGAATGGATCGGCCCGCCCGAGCTGGTGAAGAAGGACCGCGCCGATCACGACGAAATGCTCCGCATCGCGCGCCGCTTCCGCCGCGTCGCCGGCTAGCTATGACGACGCTCCTCACCTTCGCCGATATCGCCGCGCGGCTGCAATGCTCGGTGCGCACCGTGCGGCGCATGGGGCTGCCAGTCATCCGGTTGACGCCGCGCACCCCGCGCGTGCATCCTGACGCACTCGAACAATTCCTATGGGCGTCCACCGGGAAGGCAACCTCTGGCGGGTCCAGGTCCAGGTCAAGGGACGGCGGACTAGCACGACGGCTCGGACCGCCGAGGACGCGCGCGCCATCGAAGCCCGCATCCGCCGAGATCATGCCCTTTCCCGGGCCGGACTCCCGCCGCAGCGCAGCCTCGAGGACGCGCTGACCCGCTGGCTCGACGAGTACGTGCCGCAGTTGAAGCGCGGCCGCGACTACGAATCACACCTCCGCGCCCTCGCTCCCCATGCCGCCGGCATCGCGATCGACGAAGCGCCCGAGGCTTGGCGCCGCTACCTCGCGGGAAATCCCGATCTCACGAACAGCACGCACAACCGCCGCGGCGCGGTCCTGCGTCGCGTCGCGAACCTCGCCCACCGCTGGGGCTGGTGCGGCCCCGGCATCGCCGACCGCGTCGAGCTCCGCCCCGAGAACCCCGCGCGCCACATCTACCTCACGCCCGCCGACGTCGCCCGCCTGATGAAAGCCTGCCACCACGCGCCCACCCGCGACGCCATCGCGATCGCTGCCTGGTCGGGACTCCGCCTGGGCGAAATCCTGCGCCTCCAGCCCGCCGACATCGCGCGCAGCTGCATCCACGTGCGGGAGAGCAAGACCGGCAAGCCCCGCCTGGTCCCGGTGCACCCGTCCATCCGCGGCGCGCTCGCGCGGCTCCCCATCCCCTGCGGCGCGCGCTGGCTCACCCGCCACTTCGAGCTTGCCCGCGCCGCCCTCGGCCATCCGGAATGGCATTTTCACGACCTGCGGCACACCAACGCCTCCTGGCTCATCGCCGCCGGCGCCGACCTCGTGACCGTCCGCGACCTCCTCGGCCACAGCTCCCTCGCTGTCACCGGCCGCTACACTCATCTCCAGACGGGGCATCTACGCGCCGCGGTGCGCCGCCTCAAGGCAAGGTGATGGTGCTGGCGGCGTGACTCGAACACGCGACCTGACGATTACGAATCGTCTGCTCTGCCAACTGAGCTACGCCAGCCCGGCCGGTGCACCGAAACTGCACCAAATCCTTGATTTCCCTAGCGGTTCCACTTTTTACGAAAAAGACGCATTTCCCCAAGTGACTGATAATTATCGAGTAAATACAGGCGTATCGGGACAGGCTGTGCCATGGGAAGCAAACGGGATGAACCAGGACTGCACCGAGGGAGGGGA